AATAGAGGTAATAATGGGTAACGCAACCAACATACAAAAAGCATTAGATAAGACTTTAATGCAATTCGGCACTGATAACGGGATTGTAATCGCACTAACTAATGTTGATGCGCCTACTGATACATCCATTCCTTATTTAGAGTCACAGCAAATAAATACAGGCGTAGAATCCGCCGACCTTGGGACGACTGATTTAAGAAACGGCATCTACCAGATAAACATAAGATATGCATCACACACTCAAACAACGCCATTTAACGAAATGTCAGACCTTTTGAACGCAACGTTTAAAGCTGGCGCATGTTTTTATCACGGCGGTCTGTGTGTTAGTATTGACTCATGTGAACCAACACAATTATTAATTGATAACGGATGGGGTGTATTGCCCCTAAATATAACTTGGTCCGCTTGGACAACTAAACTTTAGAGGTAATAACATGAGCAACCCGTTTAATGGCGCGTCAAGTAACACTTATTTTGTCGTAGAGCTAACGCCAGGCGTAACACCTGCGACACCTGTATGGACTAAGCTACGCAATACCGGCGGTATCCCAGCAATTACAAAGGATACTTTACAAAGTGCTGAGTTAGATGAATCACGCGAAATCAAATCTATTCGCACAGGCAACGAATCAGCCGCTGCAGATTTTGCTACGGAACTATCTTTTGGTTCACATGATGAGTTATACGCAAACGCAATGTCTAGTGCTTGGGTTGCTGGTGTAGCTCAATCATCTGTAGAAATTACAGTTGATGAAGCAGCTAAAACATTTACCCGTACTGCTGGTGACTTTGTTGCTGACGAAGTGTTAGTTGGTGATTTAATTAGCTTTGCAGGATTAACCGGCAATAACGCATTGCCTTTCATCGTAACAACCGTTACTTCTTTGGTGGTAACTGGTGCAGCAATCTTAATTGACCTAACTGATGAAGTTGTCACAACTGATTACGCTACAGGCGACAAACTAGGTACAGGTAATTTGTGTAAAACAATGTCCCTAATGACCCACTTAAAGGGCAAATGTGGCACTGTTGATAAATATATTGTAACGAGCGGTATCGAGATGACAGGCTGGTCGCTTGAAGTGTCGGTTAACGCGCAAGTAACTGGCTCTTTTCCTGCTATTGGTCGCGCTCAAACAGTTGATGTTGCACCGCCTACCGGCTCAACCTTTCTTGATGATAACACTAACCGTCCTTACACTGGCGTAGATGGTAAGATTATTCAGGGTGGCGCTGTTGCTGGTGGCATTACTTCTGCAACATTCACTAATGATAACAATGCATCACCTCAATTCGTGCTTGGCTCTAAAGCTGTGTCATTCGTTGAGCGTGGTACTGCCAATAACTCAATCTCTGCAAGTGCTTTCATGTTTGATGAATCAGACTTGAATAACTTCTTGAATGAGGTGATTGTAAACATCGGTGTTATCTTAGTGCATCCTGATGGTGGCGCTATGAGCTTTACAGTTCCTCAAACAGTATTAACCGCTGCAACTCCTGAGCTTGGCGAAGGTAGTGTCACTATCGGCATTGAAGGCACAGGCATCGGTGATAAAAATAGTAGCTCAGTGGTCATTCAACGCTTAGCATAACCTTTTCGGCGGCCTTCTGTTTCCCGTTCAGTTGGTCGCCACCTTAATTTTTAACGGGAATACACGGGATTATTAACAATGAAAAAAGCAAAGAAAGTATTAACTTACAAAGATTTTTTACAAGAAACTTTATCTGATAAGCCTAGTAAGCTTTATTTATCCAATGCAGACGGCATTACAGATTTATATCTTGAGGTGTTAAGCGAGACGCATCAAACATTAAAGCGTGCGGTTATCTTATTCTCACTAGCGGAGCAGAAAGTTCAAAAAGAATGCTTTAGCAAAGAGCTTGATTTAGACCATGCGGACCGTGTTATCTATCTACAGGATAATATGATTGAGCCACGAAAAGAGCTTGCTTCTGTAATGGTGGTCGGCGGTAACTTTGAAGATTACCAAGAAGTATTAGACAACCCTCAAATCTGTGAAGCTGTTGTTGCTCGCTCATTTGACTCAGGACAATACGCAATAAAAAAATAAACGCCCTTATCGAATATATAGCAGACCAGTTTAAAGGCTTGTCTGCTAATTCCAAAGGGGGCACAAACAAAGAGCATAATGATTCGCTGGTTAAAATGGGTTTCATTAAAAAGAAAGAGCAACTAGAAATCCCGCCAGGAACAGAATATCTTTTCGACCTATACAAAGATATTCGCTTTTCATTAACAGAAGATAGAAAGCTTATGCCACGCGAAGAGCTTACATTTTCAGACCTAAATCAATATAAACAAATAATGCAGTTTGACCTATCACCCACAGAATGCCGGGTAATGATGAGAGCTGACGCGGTTTTCAATAAATCAACACAGTAAGGAATAACTATGGCTAAGTCACAGTTAGTTGCAGAGGTAAGCGAAAAGGGTGCGGCGGCAACAGCTAAAAAGCTAAAGAATGTCGGCGACACAGCAAGACGAACAGAGGGTAATGTCGTTCAAATGGGTAATTCATTTACTCGCGTAGGTCGACAAGCGGGTTTAGCAGCAGCGGCAATTGATGGCCCATTAGGCGGAATATCTAGCCGTATTAGTGCGGTAACATCGTTGCTGTCTTCTGGTGCAGTGGTAGCAACTGCTTTTGGTTTGGCTATTACTGGCATGGGTTTCGCTATGGCGGAAGGTATCGGCGAGATAGATAGAATGAATGTCGAGCTAGCCAAGACAGAGGCAATATTAAAAGCCACTGGTGAAGCGTCAGGCAAGACATCTCAACAACTAACCAAGCAAGCGCAATCAATAGCATTAGCAACGCTTGCATCTACTCAGGGCATTCAACAAGCTCAAGCCAAATTATTAACCTTTGATAAAATCCACGGCCAAGTATTTGACGATGCAATAAACCTAACTCAAGACCTTGCAACCGTATTTGGTGGTGATGCGTCATCACAAGCAACTCAACTTGGTAAAGCGCTTCAAGACCCTGTTAAAGGCTTAACTGCTTTGAATCGTGTAGGCGTATCATTCACCGAGCAACAATCGGATATGGTTAAATCCCTTGTTGAGACAGGCAATACAATGGAAGCTCAGACTATCATTGTTGCTGCGTTAAAAGCCCAAGTCGGCGGTGCAGGTGAAGCGGTAGCCAAAGACAGCTTAGCCGGTAAAGCAGATACAGCGGGGCAGTTGTGGTCTGAAATGTCGGCTAAGTTAGCACAAAGTACCGGTACATTTTCAGTGGCATCGCAAACTCTTGATGGTGTAGTTGTGGCGCTTGATATGCTTAATAAGGCATTAGAGCCAGATTCTGCGACAGACTTTGTACAGAAAGCGTTAGATATCGCATTTGCCATTGGCGAGCAAGAGCAGGCTTTAGAGGGGATGACTCAAGGCTCTAGAGAATATGAGATAACGCTAATAAAGATAGCGAGGCTAGAAGCTCAAAGGTCTGTGGCCATAAAAGACGGTATAGCAGCAAGTAAGTTGGCAAACGCTGAAATACTAAATGCTAGTGATGCGCACGAAGCTTCACAGTTAAAGATAAAAGCAGACGCGGAAGCCTTGAGAGCAGAGCAAGCAAAGATAGCATTTGAAAATGAGATTAATGCAGAGCTTGAGTTCTACGACAAGAAAGAAGAGTTTCGACTAGAAAACGAAAGAAAAACGAGAGAGGCGACACAAAAAGCATTGATTGATGATGCTGAAATGCATGGCACTTTCACGCAGTTAAAGCTTGATGCAGAAAAGAAAGCTGCAAGAGAAAAAGACCAGCTAGACAGGCGGAAGCGCCGAAGCGATAAAGAAGGCATGACTGCGCTAAGTAATGTTACTAGCGATTTAAAATCTACTTTAGGCGAGCAATCAGCATTATATAAAGCTGCTGCAATAACTGAAGCAACAATCAACACTTACAAATCTGCTAATGCTGCATATTCTGCTTTAGCTGGTATACCTTATGTTGGCCCTGCTTTAGGTGCGGCCGCTGCTGGTGTAGCAATCGGTGCAGGTATAGCAAATGTAAATGCTATCAAGTCAGCGCGTGAACAGGGTGGTAACCTTTCAGCGGGGCAAGGCTCGACAGTTGCAGAACGCGACCAAGTTGAAGTGTTTATACCTTCTAGCAATGGTAAGGTTAAAACGGCGAATCAACTAGCTGCAATCGGTGGTGGTGGTAGTGGTGGTCAAAATGTATCATTAACTGTTATCGA